TCACGCTCTGCGCCAATAAACAATGTGTTCATTAATATATAGTGGCCACCGAGTTCCGTAATCGCATTATAACCATGGCCGTTCTTTGGACTAACCACAACTTGAATTGCACCACCACTACCATTATCGATATTTCCTGTACTTACAGCCGCTGTAAGTGCTACATCTGTAAACACTGTTGCATCTGTAAGGGTAACTGTTCCATATGTATATCCTGCACCACCACCGTAAACAATAGTATCAGTACCAGCGCTCAGTCCAAAACCTACAATAGCACCACTGGAAACCACGAATGATATGATTGCGCCGGAACTAGTTCCTGCACTTGTACCATCGCCATTCACTGCTACATAGTAAGTACCATCCGTATAACTAGCACCGCCGGTTACAATAATACTTTCAATCTTACCGTCAGTTGCTGCAGCAGAAATAGTAGAGTCTGTACTAACAGGCATGAAGTCCGTTGTTAAGAACTTTGTCTGTTCAGCAGCGGTAATGGTATACATATATTTGAGAATATAACCACCCTGAGCAAAGGCGGAAGTTGATTCAGAGGTAGGTTCAGCACCAGAGTAAGCAGTTCCAGCATTATTATCCATAACCTTATATATGCGATTATCAGCTGTACGGAAGAAGAATGTAGATTGGTAAAGACTAGCTTGACCAGATGTAGTTAGATTGCTAGAACTAATATTATCTTCATACATATCAAAAGTCGTACTGTTTGCCCAATCTCGCCTAGGAACCGCATAGGTAACATCACTACTCGAAATATTTTTACCGGCAATGATCTGATCCCAGACATGAAACTCACTGGAGACATCATCTGCCGGAGTGGGTGGCGATGCATCTGTACCACCACTAGTCCCTGATGTGAATGGAGTAGCCTTACCAATCAACATATAATAAACATGTGGTGCGGCTTCTGAAAAAGACTCAAAAAACTGCTCTGCGTTATGGAGTCTAAATTTTTCTGTTATGATTGCTGTCATTTGCTCGATTCCTCTAATCTGTATTAGTATTTATACACTATGTCTAACTATGCTTTGGTAATTCTCAAATTATAAGTTGCTATGGTTGCTGCAGAACCATTAGGAAATTCCTGTGAACGATAGTCATCAGCAACCTGTCGGGTTTGATAATTACCAGCACCATTCAACTTTGTATCAACCATACCTGTTCCTCTAGTATTACCACCTGATGTTGCTACTGAATAAACAATCTGATAACCATCAGATGATTCAGAAGCAGTCTCTCGTATCCACTCTAAAAATAGTCCTTCAATAACTCCTTCAGTAGTTTGAGCAGTTAGTGTCTGCCCCGAATCTGCTATTGTTAATGGGGTTGCTAAACTCCCAAACCCATCACTTCCCTGATTTTTCCTATGAAGAAAGTAACTCGTTATCGTGGTTGGTTGATCAACTGTCTCTGGAATACCACCCGCAGAATATGCAGATGTATCTGCCCGTGTATCAAGATATACTGCATCTGTGGATACATTCGTATATCCAGTTGCAGCTGATACAGATGTTGTAATAGTATAAGTTCCTGCAGTAGTGGCAGACTCAGATGCTGTAATTAACAAGTTGATTGCAGGGTGTAAAAACGTATCCTTAATATCTGCAATCGGCATTGCTAAAATTGACTTACTACTCGTATCCCAATATACTGGCCATGTTGTTCCACTGTCTACTGTGGGGGAAATACTTGCGTATGATTGATTAATCCTGTCATACGTCACTGTAACTGTTGTGGGTTCTGCCGTTGTACCTTCTGCAACAAAAGCAGACGCATTAGTAGATGTTGCACCAGCCTGAAGTCTTGTATCAGTTATTGCTTGCAAGTTCTGTGCAGAACCAGTGTTAACAGTTAGAGTGACAGAAGGAGAACCACCATACAAATAACAGATGTGATTTACCCATGCTGTTACTTCAGCAGTGGACATTTCCTGCATTGTATTTGCATCAACATATTTTAGGGGTGCCCGAACAGTCACTTACCATCTCCCATTATGCACCAGCGGTGTGGAATGTTGCCAGAGTTGTTCCACCAGAGTTCTTAATTAATAGAGTTGATAGAGTTTTAAGTTCAGCAGAACTAATTGCATCGTTTGCCATTTTTGCTTCTGTTATTGAATTATCTACCAAGTTAGCAATTAAAATTGAATTTGCAGGAAGAACTGGTATCTGACTGAATGTGACTACACCATTAGAAGCAATCGCAATTGCGTCTGCATCACCGGCAGAGCCAATATTACCAGCGTTAGCAATTGTAATACCCGCACCAGAAGTAATAAGACCACCAGTACCCAAAGTTCCAGCAACTGTTACATTTGTAGTTCCTGTTGGAATTTCAATTACATCAGCATCAGCGTCATTCTTGATCGTAACATCATTGGTTGAGCCTTGGCCAGTGAGGATAAGACCTTCAGCGGCAGTATAACCAATGGCGGCGTTGTCATCCGCAGCGGTATCGCCTGTTGCCTCAAGAGTAGTGCCGGTGATGGTGCTGGTTGCAGTAATCGCACCAGTTACATCTAGGCCCGAACTATCAATGTCAACTCTTTTAGTTCCACCAGTTGTAACATTTACTGTATCAGCAGCACCAAAGTATATACCCGTATTTGGGTCGCCGGTATTAGTAATTGCTGGAGCTAATGCGGTGCCGTCTGCAAATGATGCAACACCTGTTATAGAAGGTGCGACAAGAGTAACAACAGAAGCGGTCGCACTGATGCCAGAACTTAGTGCAGTGCCTGTACCCAACAGAGTATATAGCTCAACAAAGTTGTCGTTGAGTTTATCACCACCATCACGGATAGAATCACCTGTTCCATCTCCTTCGGTTGTTCCTAGTCCTATTGCTTGATATGTCATTAACCTTGTCCCCTTCTATCGTAATAACCATTTGTGTTCATCGATAAGCTAGAGTTATAGTCCTGACGTATAGCAATCTGACTACTCGTATTCGTAAGAACAATGTGTGTACCACTAGCAAATGTACCGTTGTTATCAGAGGAATTTTCACCGGCATTATTAGCATTTTGGCTAGTTGGAGTAGCATCCGTTACGTCTGGGTGTGTAAGTGTGACACGGACTCCATTATTAGCATTAGCAACTTGACCAACCAAACCAAGAATTGCTCTAGTCTGAACCCCTAGAGGGGCTGATACTGCTTGTGTAACTCTTGCTGTTCCAATAGCTGTCGCATTGATATTTACAATCTGCGCTTTAAAGATAAATTCATCACCATCTTGAATAAAGTTTAAAATGTTTGACGAGCCATCTGTCAGAACTGCTCCAATACGTCTAAATGCAGAAGCACTATTATTTGCAACTAGATTTGCAGCAGTTATACTCGTATCAAAACCAATGTCAGTACTACCACTAACAATAATTGCATGAACGTGATACCATGTGTTAGTTGCGATACTAACACCTGATGCCAAACCACCATTACCCGATCCTGATGCCCAAGTTGCATCAATCCTTTTGGTGAATGCAGATGCTAATATAATGTCGGCAGCATTTGCATTATCTCTTACCTCACCAATACCAACAGTGATATCATGAGCAGTATCAGTTGCGTTTGCTAATCCCATCCCAGACAGGTAACCTCTAGGTAACCCGGCATCAATATAAGTTGCAATTCTTGATGCAGCAACTTTTCTATTTGTACCGCCAGCACCATCGTCAATTATGAACAAGTCGGCATCAACAATATCAGCACCAATATCAGTTGCGCCATTTATGTTAAGGTCTGCGAGTGGAATAGAACCATCAGGAAATACGGGTGCTTGTGAAAATGTCACAACACCATTAGAAGCAATCGCAATAGAATCAGTATCCGAAGCAGACCCAATATTACCAGCATTAGGTATAACGATATTACCACCAGTGGTCAAAAGACCGCCACCAGTAATCGCACCACCAGTACCCAGTGTACCAGCAATGGTTACATTAGTAGTGCCGGTTGGAATCTCAATAACGTCAGCGTCTGCATCGTTTTTAATAGTAACATCATTTGTTGAGCCTTGTCCGGTTATTACAACACCTTCTGTCAAGGTATATCCTATGGCTGCATTATCGCCTGCAGCGGTGTCCCCATCTGGTTCAAAAGTTGCTGCGGTAGCGACACCAGTTACATCAACAGACGCTAGTACGCTATTTCCAGCAATATCTACGGCACCATTTATATCAATCGTCGTGGCAGTGAGGTCGATTTCATCTGTAGCGCCGATTGAGAGAACCGTTGCGCTTGAGCCGTGAATGAATTGGGAAGTATCGTTAAACATAATTTTATCAGTACTGGATACTTGAAGTCCAGTATCAGCAACATGAGTTAAAGTAACATCCTGATCATCACCAAGAGCAATAACTGCACCGTCTGACAAATAAAGGCCTAACCATTCTTTAGATATACTTCCCAACGCTACACTACCGGAAGAAGCTGGTAAGAGCGATGTACCAATCACTGGTGCGGTTAATGTCTTATTTGATAAAGTCTGCGTAGCAGCAACCAATACTACTGTATCTGAAGTCAAGTCTGTACCATCACCGAGTTTACTAT